CCCACGCTTTGGATTGGTGAGGTGGGTGAAGGTCATTCTCTTATCAGGAATTATAACTTGAAGAGAGTTACAAAAGAGACGCTGAAACCAGCGACACAATAGGAGGTTGGAACGTGCTATAATAATAAATGGTTTGTCTATCATTTTCAGGCGAAGGGCGACTTCCTTAAAGTTACTAAAACTGGGGTTGTCAACAATCAAATCAAAATCCTCTGTCGGCATATAGGAAAAGAAATCTCGGTCTTCGTGGATTATGTCGTGACCCATGAGGCGGAATATCTCTTTTTGCTTCCCAGTGCAGAAGAAGGGCGACCAAATCTTTTTATCTTTGGGAATGAATCTATCTATCATCAACCACCCATTAGGGTCAGTTTCGTAATTGTCCGTGTCATCTTGGTTTGTAAACATTATATAATATCGTCCTATATTATATCATGGAGTTTTTCCGAGAAAGCGACAGAGCTGGAAAGAAATATGTAACTAAAATAAATGGTAAGACTTATCACTTTGGATCAGAAGGTAGTGAGACATATTTAGACCATAAAGATAAATCCAAACGTTACAACTATATCGCAAGGCATAGGGCGAATGAGAGGTGGGATAGTATAAATGCTGGGAGCTTATCTCGCTACATCTTATGGGGGACGCATACCAACTTGGATAAAGCGGTCGCATCATACATCAAGCGGTTTAAATTGAAGGATATGAGATAATTTATGAACCCATACATAGTTCATATTCCATTGATTCATTATTTCCACGATTTTTTTTATATATTCCCTCGTAGAATATATGATTACATTCAGGGCCGAAACCATTTTCAATCAGGGCATCTAATACGTTGCGGTGAGTGATTGGTTGGGAGTTTGTAACACGGATAAAGTGTGTGGGGCAGAGATGGCGGCAGTTTCCCCAGTAATAACAATCGCACTTGTGCTTTATCATGATGTCGGTTCGGTCGTCGCAACATACTTCATCAATCTCTTCTGGCGTAATGCATATCGGAAACTTCGCATCAGGGAAGGTTTCGTGGAGGATTTGGTGGTCTTGCTGGTACTCTTCTTCGGTCTTGTCGCTCATATCTTGATATAACATAGAAGTTATTTTTAAATCGTTTTTGGAAAACTCCAAAACTCCAAAATGGATTATTGGAAATCCAAAATGGATTGTGACTGAAAAAAAAATATTTTTTTTCTCTTTTTTTCCCTTACCTTTTTCAGTAAGAAAAGACATACTACTCAAACTCCCTCTCTTACTACTCTCTTATATACTCCAAAACTCCAAAAATCCAAGAAATATAGGAAACATATTAAAAAATGGAAAAAACAGAAAAACCCTTAACTTCCCATATTGGGGTATAAGGGGATATATATAGGGAGTTTTAAAATCCAAGAAATCCGAGGATTTTGGAATTGGATTGGAGTTTTTTGGATTTTGGATTTTTTTGGAGTTTATGATTTAAATATAAATTATATGTTATATATAGAACAATATGACATCACCTATGCACGAATCGGTCAAGCGATGGAGGGCAAAAAATCCAGCAAAGGCACGAGAACAAGGACGTAAAGCAGCAGCCAAGTTTTATGAATGGCGGAAAATCGCAACGGAGTTTTTGAAGATCATGATTTCCGATGAAATTATAGAGAAAAGGGGGCGACCCAAAAAAACAATAAGTTCAAATTGACTTAAAAATAAAATATAAGTAATATATATAATGCCTACCGCCTCTATGAAACCCTACACCCAACTTAAAACACTTACCAAAAACTGCCCTGCGGAAGAGTGGTTTTATTTCGCCAAAGATATTCTTGGTGCGAAAGGGGCAAAATCTTATATAGGAGTAAAGAAAGATGACATGGAGCGTTTCGCAGAGGAGTTGCTGGGAACGAACAACCAGCTCTACGAAGTCCTCCCACCAGGCGAACCAGTCCACCCCTATTTTGATTGTGAGATGGAAGGTGTAGGCGACCAACAGGAGCAGGAGCATTTCATTCAACAATATAGGAATTGGTTCACATTCCAGTTCGAGCAAGAGTTCGGATTTAAACCTGAAATCCTCACTATGAATAGTTCCAACGATAAGAAGTTGTCTTACCATCTTGTAGTTACAAACGCAACGGCAGAGAACACCGCCGAGTTGAAACATTACGTCCATCATCTATATAGCCAATTGGAACAATCTGAACTTGACGATCTGAAATGGAAGTATAAGGACAGCGATGACCGATTGATTATTGATAAAATCCCATACGGAAATAATCAGTGTTTCAGGGCAGTCAACCAAGGTAAGGCGAATAGTGAACGGACATTGAAGGCATCGCCAGAAACCGAACTGCTTTCAACCTTCGCACGTTCCAACGACAAACCGAATATCAATCTCAAACGTTTCAAGCCAGAGGGCGACAAGAAGTTCAAGGAACGAGTTGTGAAGGAATATATCACAGACGACGACGACATGGACGATGTGGAACAGGCGTACAAGGGCGAGTTTATGGAATACCTGAATCAAAACCTTTTGCTGAAATCTTCAAATGGAAACTGGGAAGATTGGCGAAATATTGGATTTGCACTATATAACACCTTTGGAGAGAAAGGACTTGCTCTGTTTCTTCAATTCTCAAAGCAAAACACGGCGAAGTTCAACGAAAAAGAGACGGTTGACTTCTACACGAAAATCAAACCGAATACCCAAACCAAGATTACATTTAAATCCATCAGGTATATCGCACGACAGGCAAACGCAAAGGCAGCGAAGAAGATTTTTATGATGTTTATTGGACGGATTGAACCACGTATTTATTGTACGACCGATGGAGATGCCGCAGATGCGGTCATGGATAGACTTGGTGACAACCTGCTCTATTGTGGGCGATGGTATATGAAGGTAGATAATCTGTGGTATTGTGATACGGAGAAGGTGCGTTGTAAGTTGATGAACGAGATTATGTCTGCCCCAATCTACCGCCAGACGGATAAAGATGAAGTCCAGCAGTGGGGGAACTATGCCCCTGCCGAGAAGGTTTATAAAACCATCATCACGAGAACAGATGAAAGCGGTTTTGATAAGAAGTTGTTTCATTCAACAACGAAACACCGACTTTGTTTTAAAAATGGAGTTTTGGATTTTATGACGAAAAAGTTCTACCGATGGGACGAGATTGACTTTCCATATTATCCAGTGGTTCAGATTCCGTATGATTACGAGAAGGCAACAGGAACAGAAGAACTAATTGAGAAGGTGCTTGAACCCATTTTTGGGGAAACGACCTACCTTGCGATCCACTACTTATCACGCTCAATTGCTGGGTGCATTGAGGATAAGAACTTTGCGACCTATCTTGGGAACAGAAATTGTGGTAAAGGTGCTTTGGCTTGTTTGTTAGATGCTTTCGGCGACTATGTCAAACCATTCAACTTGGGGGCATTATGTAGCGACAAGATAAATAATATCACATCTGCGAAGGACATGTATTGGATTATGGATTTAGAGTTCGCACGACTTGGAATCTCGCAAGAAGTCCCCAAAGATGCGACCCTCAAATCAGACCTAATCAAGAAGGTATGTAGTGGCGGTGATACGATTAATGCACGGAGGAATTATGACCGAGTAGACACGGAGATTACCCCACAGTGTTCGTTGCTGATGATGGGGAATGACCCTATCAAAGGAGAAGGCGACGTAGCACAACACAGATTAGAGTTTGAAGGGTGTGTTGAGTTCGTATCACAGGAACAATACGCAGACTTACAGAAGATATACCCTGAACGTTTTATGAAAAAATACCGCATGGCCGACCCTCAAATCAAGAGCAAGTGTGAAGGAAAGGAATGGAGATTGAAAATGGTTCAATTGTTGCTTGATAATTTCCACGACAAACCAATCAAACCAGCACCACAGGAAACAGACGAACCACAAGTCCCACTTGAACGTTTCTTGGCGGATTATATTATCACCGACAATAAAGATGACTTTGTCCGCATTAAAGAATTGAAGGACGAGTATGGGTCTAAACTCAAAAGTGAATTGACGATGATGGGACTTACGTATAAGAAGTTAAGCAAGAAAGACCACGAACTTAACAACTGCTGGGGTTTCATAGGCATCAAAAGAAAGGATGAGGAGTAAACTACTTAAATAAAACATATAAGTAATATATATAGATGGAAAACATCACGACTATCAAATGGAACGACCGCACGAAGGAAGAAATCAAAGAATTACATAAAGACGTTGAAAACCTGTTGTTGAAAGGTTTTCTGAACGATAAGGTCGGAATCGGTCACCCAGACAATCATAAAGTAGTCCAACAAGCAATCCTGAAAAGGTTTCCTTGTGCTAAACATAAACCGAATATGTATGCGGTTTATGTTGCTTTGGCGTGTGATCTGTCAGACGCCACCTGCTGGGAAGAAGTGCTGGAACAATTCAATATTCGTGAGATGTTCGACACTCGTGGAGAAGGCGAAGTTGAAACTCTAACGTGTATTTGCGGTCAATTGGTAGGGTCAACCTTCCAAATGAAGAATGGAATAACCGACGAGATACTCCATGTAGGAAGCACCTGCACTGATAAGATGTGTATTACCGAATATCAACAAGACGAATATAAGAAGATGAAATCCAAACTCGCCAAAAAGAAACGAGAACTCGCAACTGAACGACGACTAAAAAAAGAAGAAGCACAACGAGCCAAAGAAGAAGAGGAACATAAATTAGCGAACTTTCATTGTTGTAGGAAGTGTAAACAATATGTAATCCCAAAAGGAACATTCACAAGCACAACTTGTTATGAGTGCCGCATTTTCAAAGAGGGTTACAAAAAGTGCTGTTGTTGTGGTCTCTACAAATTGAAGAACGACAGCAAATATAATAAATGTTTTACGTGTAATACATCTAAAAAAAAATCTAATTAATATATAGGAATGGATAAATTGAATAGCGAACAAAAGTTTCAATTGAAGAAAATGAAGAAGAATTGGGATAAAATTGAAAGGCATAGCATAGACGGACGAGGCACGATGACCCCACAAATTGGCGATATTTTTGTTTTTCAGACGCCAGATGGTAAGAAGCACGGCGTATATTGCGACAAAGAGACATTCTCCGTGTTCCAATCCCTGAAAAAATAATATAGGCATATAATAGAATGGCTGCCCTCCAAATTGACGTTTCCCACTCCATCAACTCTTATTTTAAACTCCTGACTGATTATAGTGTGTGGCGAGACTGTGGCGGAACTATCCACTGGACGGCAGTCCATCAGGGAAAAGTGATTGAGGCGTCATGCTACGTAGACGACGACAAGTATGAATTGATTGCCGATTGGTTTGAAGAAGATGATGAGGACGAAGAAGACATAGAGCATACCGACGACGAAACGGAGAGCGAAGAGGAAGAGGAAAGCGATGACGACGACTTTATCGTTGATGAGGAAGATGAACCAGTGCAGAAGAAGCGGAAAGTTTAATGATTTATTTTATATCTATATATAAAATGACAATCACACCAGCAAATCCGATCACAATCCGTATCCATAACAACGCCTACGCAGCATTTCATCAGATATTCTGCCGATTCGCACGTAAACCCATGTTCCAGTATCGCTACGAAGAGAATACCTTGGCGACTTTTTGGACTGACCGAGAGACGGAACAAGTCTATATCCACCCTGACGATTTCCGAGACTTCCACCTCGCAACGGATATAAACCAGCCAGACTACGATGAAGTGATGACAATAGTTCAGTACCCAGACTAAATAATGTTGATATATAGTATAATGCCTCTGGAAATCAAAGAACATAACCAAGACAAGATAAGCGTCCGTAACACAGCGAACAATCTTGATAAGCAACTCGCCGATATGCCTGACCCACTCCCAAATTATAGCGGATTCAATATGATTATTGCTGGGAGTAGCGGTTCAGGCAAAACGACCCTATTATACTCCCTGATGCTCCGCAAGAAAGTAAAAGGAATCCGCCAGAGTTATAGGGGAATATTTGACCATGTTTACATCGTATCACCCACGATGGGTTCTAAATCTATGAAGAAAGATGAGTTTAGCAAACTGCCTGACGATCAGATATACCGAGAACTAAATATGGAAACGGTGAATGAATTAGACAAGAGGTTACAACAGAACAGAGATGACGACGAACACAGTATTATTATTTTTGACGACGTTGGGTCTCAACTGCGAAAGTCAGCACAAGTTGAAAAGAAACTGGTTCAATTGGTTCAGAATAGACGGCATCTATTCACCAGCACAATATTCATAGTGCAAAAGTTCCGTGACCTACCAACTGGATTACGGAGCAACATGTCACACTTCGCCACGTTTCGCCCAAAAAATATGCCTGAACGAGATGCTATTATGTCTGAATTGTTCCCATTCAAGAGAGATGACACCGACCAGATTTTTGACTACGTTTTTGAGAAAGATGATGCGAAGGATAGGTATTCATTCTTACTGGTTGACCTCTCACTGAAAAAATCGTCCAAGTATCGCTACTTCAAAAACTTTAATCAGTTGGAGTTTTAATCTCACCCTATGTATATATGCCGATTCAGAAGAAGAAAAAGAAGAAGCCCAAAGCTCAAAAGGAAAAAACACCTGCTGTATCGCAGAAGGTTACACAGATTGTCCGAGTGAATGTAGGCGATACAAAACCCAAACCACGCCGTAGACGACCAGCAAAAAAGAAAGATGCGGCATTCTCGTTCGGAGGTGGTGGCGGTGGCGGAAGTGGATTAGCACCAGTCGTACAAGCACCGCAAGTTACACAAGACGTTCTCCAAGAAAGCAAGGAACTTCGCCGAATCGTCGCAGATTTAAAACCATCACCGCAACAGCAATCCCTTTTAGGAATGGAACAAGGCGGACAGAACGAAACTCAATTACTCGCCGCCGCTACGCAGCAAGGGTTCGGAAACATAGCACGAATGATGGTGGATGATAAAGATGAAGTCACATCACGTGTTACAAACTTGGAGGACGTATTCAGGGGAGAAGCACAACGAATCAAAGAACAAACACAAGAAGCATCAAACAAAGCAGAGAGGGCGGCGGTAGACACTAAACAGAGATTAGATGAACTACATGATTTAACGGCACAAGTCACCCATGGTTTTTTACAAACCGCAGAATTAACCCAAGACATCGGAAGACGGCAGATGCGTCAAGCACCGCTCGATAGAGCAGTAGGAAGAGCAGATGAAACCGATGACGAGGACGACGCCTCAACAGTTCAAGCCGACGACCCAGCACCGCCACTAACCCCAGGGAGAGGTCGGGGCCTAACCGAACAACAAAAACAAATGATTCGTGATGATATTGTAACATCAGGTATGTCCGTGAACGAATACAGCATATCAGGACGTAATCCCATTGGAACAGGTGCTATATCAAAAAATACTCTCAATTCTCTTTTTCGTGGAACTGGTGGATTGAAGGGATATAAGGAGCGTCTGGAAAACTAAATTAATATATTTACATAATCTATAATGGAGAAATTGAAGATTATGTCTTGCGATGCATCTATGAATGAGTTTGCGATTGTTATGTCACAAAAACTGGGTATTCCCCTAATCCAAGGCGAGATCGCACCCAAAGAAGGTGAGGTATATATCGTTCTTGGCGGTCAGTACGCAACAGCTGGTCTCATCAACCTTCAAAAGAACCATAAGGTCGGTTATATCATCTACAATAGTGAGACCGTATTTCGTGATAAGTTTTATCTTCAACTGATGAAATCCAACCCAGTCTTTGACTGCGAACAAAGCACCACAGATATTTTAAAGAAGGAACATGGAATCAACGTCCTATCCCATTTTTTCTACGAGTTCATAAAAGTTGAGGGAACGCAACGCCCAGTTGATATAGGCATCATATCTAAATCAGAAACAGAATTAGTTGAGAAGTTACAAAAGAAGTACCCTGACAAAGTCATCAAGCATGTTCTCCTGAAAGATATTAAGAACCCACAGCAACTAAAAGAAACGATGTCGTCATTCAAAACATTCGTGAATGTCTACGAGGGCAGTTTCAATTCATATATGATTAATCAGGCGTTGGCGTGTGGTTGCCGTGTGGTGTCCCATAACAACGCTGATAGTTACACCTTGAAGTTTTATGAAGAATATGTAACTACAACAGATATTATAGAAGAGAATAATTTTAACAGCGATGAAGAGTTCAAACCATATGATGAATTGGTAAAACGATTAACTCAAATGATGACAGGGCATAATCATGCGATTATCTCACGTATTATAAAATCTTAACCTATTATATAATGAGCTTTACAAATAATGTTTATGGTGGTGTCCCACAATCAGAACTGGTATTCACCACCTCTAATGTATCGAGCGATAATGCAAGTTTCATCAATTTATCGGTTTCAGATTCGGCAACCATTACCAACCTTACCACCGTGAATTGGTCGCAACCGAACCTCAACGCATCAACCATAGTTACAGATACACTCGTTGCTACAAATACGTCGGCAGTCAATCTTGATGTATCAGGTGTGATGAACGTAAGCGATTTAAATATTAGTGATCTGAATGTATCGGATATAAGCGTAAGCACCCTGAATGTTGGGGATATAGTTATAGATGAGGCAGAAGTTACAACACTCCGATTTGATGATGTCACTAACGCCAATTACAGCGAGATACAGCGTGACAACGACACACTCACAATTGCTGGTGGATATTTGAACGCACAAGGAACACAATACAACGGCGACATAGCATTCACTCCATATAATCTCTCCAACGCCACGCCACCAAGCATGGTGGTTCAGGCATCAGATGGGAAAGTTTATATCCCCAATATGTCCTCGTTAGATATTAACACCTCAAACATAACCGTAACAAACATCGTGAATACCGATCAAATAACAGCGACAGGAGTAGGAATATTTAAAAGCTCAATCGCCGTGATGAATCCAATATCACAGACACAAACTTTTTTCTGGGCTGGAACAGCATTCCAACTGGGAAATCTCGCATCAGTAGATTTTAATATCGGAAACGATGGGTCTAATCCAGACAAGGGAATTATCGTGAGAGGTGGTGTAAACTCGTCAGTTGAAATCCCAATCCTCACCGCAGACAATCTTTCATCGACACTGGCGAACATCTCCACCCTGAACGTAAGCACCATAAACATAGCGGACATATCAGTCCCAGACATCAACACGTCACAATTGAACGCCTCCAATATTTCGGTAGATGTAGACCTCACCGTCGGTGGAACAACACAAACAGACATATTAGAAGCAGACATCATCTCGGCAGGTTGTGACATGACGAGAACCCTTGAAACCAGTACGAACATGTATTACCCAAATAATTTATTGATTGACTACTCCGCACCGCAAATCTCCACCACAATTGAATTGTCTTCTAACCTATCCCTGAACGGCGTAGAACTTCTCCCTGATATAGTCACATTAGCAGACCCAACGCTCTCTATGTTGAGTGGAACGGCACAAATAACCAACGCCAATATAAGCACCCTAACGTGTGACCTAACACCCAACATCGCCGCTGGTGCTGGAATATCCGTCACAAGTGTAGCAGGAGTAGCAACCATCACAAATACTGGTCTTGTATCAGATCCACTCAACCTCTCCCAGCTCAACGCCTCCAATATCTCTTGCGATGGCGACATAACCACCGATACTATCACGTGTGACCTAACACCCAATCTCACGGCAGGTGCTGGAATCAGCATAACATCAGTCGGCGGCAAACCAACCATAACCAACACAGGGATAGTATCAGATCCGCTCAACCTCTCCCAGTTAAACGCCAGTAATATTTCGTGTGATGGAGACATAACCACAGATACTATAACATGTGATTTAACACCCAATCTCACTGCTGGTGCTGGTGTATCCATCACAAGTGTTGGAAACAAACCAGTCATTAGTGGAGTGAATAGCGTTAGTGCAAATGTTTCAGTTTCAGATTTTATTGAGACGTTACAAATTGTCCCATCAGGAACAATTTCGTTTCCATCACAAGGTATAGGTCAAGGTTCGCAACTTATCAGCGTTTATGATTATCAAGGCGGCACAGCGTACACAGCAGCAAACATGTTTACCGTGTATGCTGGTGATAAAATACACTTCACTTGGAAACAATCAGGGTGGGTTCAGACAGCACCAGGTCAGACATCATACGTCATCTGTTATATAGTCAAGGGAACAAATCCAATACCACAAACAGGAGATAGAATTGAGGTCGGCAGGATACACCAGTATATTTACGGAAACGGCGACCACGAAGAGATAAGCGGTTCATTCGTTTATAATGTAACAAGCACATTCAGTTTCTACCGATCCCAAATGGAAGGTGCACCCAATTTAGTTACACAAGCACAAGATTACGGAGCAGCAACGGCGACCGTATATAGGGCGACTATTCCCAACAGCATCTCCGTTCCAACTCTAATCAACGCAACAAATATCAGCGTGGATAATCTCTCGGTTCTAATATCTATGACCTCACCTCTCTCAAATGTAAGCATCATCAACGCAAGTGATATGACGACCCACGATTTACATGTAAGCGGTGGAATAATGACGGCGGACGACGCAACCATCGTTGACCTTACCGTACTTGGAGCATTAGAACACGATTTTTCCAAGAACTTCACTGCTGGTTCAGGCATATCAATAACACACGTTGGTAATCAGGTTACAATCGCAACAACAGGTGGTGGTGGTGGCGGCGGTGGTGGAAATGTCCCTGACCCACTCAATATCTCACAGCTCAACGCTTCCAACATATCCGTTGATGGGGATATTGAACTCATAGGAACGTCTAACATATCGGCGAATGCAACAACCGCAACCGTATTTACAGTCGTGGCGGAAAACGTTTCCGTATCTAACGACATATTATGCTCTAACCTTACGAGATCGTATGCCCTTGAAAGCGTCGCCAACACTTCTGTTGGGTTTGATTTATCCGTTGGAAACGATGCGACAATCACAAGAGATTTGAAAGTTCAACGATATTTAGATGCTGGGAAACCAACTTTTATTTTGTTACGAAGAAGCAATAATACTAATATTACAGGTGCGGGGCAACCAGCAGTTTTTAACCAAAACACAACAGGACAAATGAACGGAGAGTTCGGCACATCAGGTGGAACATCTGTTGTAGTAACAACTGGTGGGTGGTATAGAGTATCATGGGCATTTGGATATAAAAGAATATCTAATACAGGAGGTGACCGTATCGCTGTTAGGTCATATAATCAGACATATGCCCCAGGTGGTAGTTGGACTTTTGACTCGTTAAAAAATACTATTAGTTCATCGTGTTATATAAGAAGGAATAATCAGTGTAGGGAGGGACACATCACAGGATACAATTTCGTTTATATTCCAGCAGGTGGAGCAGTTAGAATAATACAGGAATGTATGGTTGAAGGTGCGTCAAATTGGACGAGTCTTTTTAATGGAATGCAATTTCGGGGTTCATCTAATTTTATGGTAGAGTTTGTTAGTTCTGCCGCCGAAACTTAAATCTCTTGTTATAATATAATGGACGAAGAACACGATGATTACGCACCCACACTCGACGAAACCATACGCAAAGCAATTGTGGAAGGAAAGAGCATTTTTTGTGAGACCGAAGCAGTAAGCGATTTTATAAAACTCACCATACCTGAACTGGTATGTTCTTACGACGCAACTGATTTTAGAATCTATGACCTTTTGATTTTTAGTATGAGTTACATAAATCGGAAAGCGATGAAAGATACTGCCGAGGAATATTGGGTTCAATTATAGAAAATTATTTTCTTCATACTTATTATAATGGATAAGTATGTTGAACTCATCAAAGCGAAAGATATTGGCGACAAATCTAAAAAAGTTTACCTCTCAATTCTGTCACGATTGTTTAAGGAGGGAATGAAGTTTCCAACCAAGAAAGCAGAAAAGGAAAAATATATTAAGGAGTTTCTCTCCAAGTTTGAGAAACCAGCAACACGATTGGATTTATTAAACGTAATCATTATCCTACGAACGGAGATGCAGTTGCCGACCGACAAGCTCAAAGAACTACGCAGCGAGTTCCGCAGCGACCGACAGGTTAAGAACATAGACACGATGAATGAACTGGGGAAGAAACTCCCCACCCTACCAGAGTTTGAATCAAAGATGGACGAGGCATTCAGCGATGGAGATTATAGGAAGTATGCCGTCAACTATCTAATGAAAGAACTGGGAGTTCGGAACATGGACGTTGATGTAACTATTGCTAAAACCAAGAAAGAGATTGAGGAAGGTAAGAACTATCTTGTCATCCAACCCAAGAAGATTATTTATATTCGTGATAGTTACAAGACCCATAAGAAGTATGGGAAGCAGGTTCACAACATTACCGATGATAAGTTTATGAAATCCATTAAAAAGATTGGTGTTGGTAAGATGCTGGACGGCGGACTACAAAACGCTCTACGCAAATTACAGATTAACAAGCTGAAAGAGAGCGACATATTCAAGATGATTATAGACGATGCCTACGACAAGAAGGACACCGAACGAATCAACGAACTCTCCAAGACGAGAGGCAGTAGCATTCCAACCATTAAAGGAAACTATAACGTCAACGCTGAAAAGGAAATTATCAGGGAATTATAATCTCTACGTATTATATAATGGGATACGACGAAAACTACACGTGCAAATATGTCTTTGCTTCCAGTGCCGATGGAAACAACTTGGGAGAGACTACATATGAGTTAAGGGTTCAACTCCCTTTCTGTAAGGAGCGAACACCTAACATGAAAATAGAACTGATACAAGCAAAGTTCACAGGTGATGCCGAATTACCTTCTCTTGCTGTCCGAATGAGTGAATCGCCTGACGACTTCTACTCGCTCGATAATAAAGGGGCTGTACTTGGAATCGTGAGTGTCAAGGGTGGGGCAACAAGTTTTCATTATGCTCTGGACCATGACTACACACCAGCATACGTGATCTCGTCAGGCACACGAGAACTAACACTGACACTCGAACAACCTGACGGAAGTGCCGTCCCTATGTCTTTTCAAGACGGAGTTCAGTTCATATTCAAGTTGTCATATCCTCGCCAACCTGACGAAATCCAGCAACAATATTCCGCCCAAATCCACAGAATGGCGAATTAAATAGGCAATATTCAATTAATTAGGTGAAAATACCTAATTAATATGACTTAAATGATATATTATTTTAAAATAATACGAACTTTAAGTAGTAATAAGTAGATATTTACCGCTAATTAAGTAAATATTTACGCATTTTGAGAGAATTATCAGATATTTTGTTTTTTGTTGTTCGCTTATACGCTTACCGAGAAGACCCCAGTGCCTCTCATATTTAGACTCATTAAGATAGTGAAGTTCGCAAACGTGTCAATACTACACGCACCAACAACGGCGGAAGAGTGCTTGGTGACAAGTTGAACGGTTGAGGCGAGGGTGCTTACACCAGAGTAGATGTGCGACGACTTGCCGTTGCTTATAGCGGATTCAAGTTCAATAGAGGCAAGGAATGTGCCGATGTCGGAATCGGTGGCGGCGTTAGTGTTAAGATCCGCAGCATCACCAGCGGTAGTGCCGCCAGGGTTGCCGTCGTTGTATGGGTATTCAGGTTCCAAGTCTTCTCGTGGTTGGATATTGGCGAACATGCTAAACCCTATGCCCTGTGCACCAGTAATCTCCGCACCTTTAAATCCGTTGGTGAACCCAGAACCGCTACGCCAGTCAAGGAGCGAGTGATCGGCAATGAGAAGTTCAGACAACGCCTCTGCCCCTTTATCCTCACGGCGGACAGGTTGGGCTGGGTATTGCTGGGAGTTGATAAGCAGGTTATACTCCGAAAGATTGGCGGTCGCACGATTACCGAGCGAGTAGCGATCCTGTACCTGCGATGCCTGTGGGCGAAGAGCAAATACCACACGTTCGAGCGAACTGAAACTGTACCCTAAATTGCTCGTAGAGGAGGTCACCCCAGCAGCGAGAGTGCTGCCGCTGTACGCCCACGAAGTAGCGAGGATGTCATAGCGTCCACCAGTCGCCGAGTCAACCATCGCCTGTGCACCTGGCGAGAGTTCGGTAAGCATACATACCATCTCTACGTCAGAGAAAGTAACAACAGGATTACCAGCAGAGACCACCGCCTCGGCGATGTCCGCCATCGTCCAGCGAAGGGTCAGGCTACTCAACGAAAAGCAAGGAATCATTCTATGGGGTGTGGTCTGGGCGAGAGGATTAAGAATAATAGGGAGGCAGTATGTGCGTCCTTCGCCGATGACTACACGCTCACCACGTAGGGAAGTCTCTGTGCCTATGAGGGTCTTGCCGTGCGAACCACGCCATTCAAGCGAGGTGTCCTGGTCTATCATGGCGGCAGCGAGTACGTTATAGCGGTCAAGGTCGCTGATCTGTGCACCAGCGGTGGAGATTTGGAGGCGGCGAATGAAACCATACGCCCCAGCACGGTCAAGATTGAATGCGGCGACGGTGTTATTTACCTTAAACTTCAAGTAGCACTGCGACATATCAACGTAAGTACCTGCTAATGAAGCAGGAAGGTCAAACTGCACTGTACCGCCTGGTGCAAAGTTAAGACCATTAGAGGCAGGAAGGCGAACACGGTAAGAACGACTTGCGACGGCTCGGCGTTTTACGGCGGCAAATTGTAGGGACTCGCTCATTGCTTCGGACGACATTATAATATACGTTGAGATAAAAAAATTATGAAAAGACGCATAATTGTTTTATGTTGGAAAATATTCCTATACGGTTTGGAGAACCGCTCCCAGACCCTGGGCGGCGAGACCCCCTGCCTCAATACCAGCGGCGACAGGAGCCATCTCTGGTCCGCCAAGCATAACTACTGGGGCGACGGCAGAGGCAACCTGTCCGAGTTTCTGTCCTATCTGACCTGCCTTATTGATGCCGTGTTTGACGCCAAGCATGTTCTTTTTTGAAAACGTCTTCTTCAACGAGAACTTCATATAATATAGGGTAAGAAAATATATTTTTTATGTGCCTATTATGTCTTCTTCATCATCAATTTCTTCCTGTGTAGGTAATCCATTTTCCCTATAATAGAAATCAATTGTTCCTTCGTCCAACGCCGTCGCATCAACTGGAACGATGAAGTCCACCCTTAACACAACTTGGAGTTCATCAGGAACGATAGGGTTATTATCTCGGTCTTCTAATCGTAGGGATATGCTATTAATCTCGGAACGTTGTAGAACGAATCTAACTGGGTCACTCGGTCTATAATTACAAAGACCGCCTTGTGGTGCGTTGATGGGGATACGGCATAGGGCATCATTAATCTCGCCGTTGCTGTTGATATTGTTGAGATTGACTGACGACATTTTCAGGAACGCATAAGGTGTACCACCGAAATTAAATCCACGTGGGAATGCTATGGTGTATGCTGGGTTCAGATTCGCCGCTAATGGTATGAGAAGTTCATTATCAGTTCCACGCCCTATGCCTATGAGATCACCGCAGGTTGTCGGTTGAATTATAGAAGTTGGGTTCGCACAAGCAATAGTTATGCGGCACGAGTTCTTATTGACGGAAGCGACAATAGGTAGAGCAGGGACACCACCGAATGTGATTGATAGTAGGCGGTTCAATTCATTCACGAAATCAAAAACGCTATAATATCCGACGGCAAAAGTTAGAGTGAATGGAACGTATACGCCACCGCCACTATCATAGGTGAATGTTAGGAGATTATTATTTGCGTTGACGTTGGGATATGTAACTGGGAACGTGACGTTGTCTACCGTAAGCAACATGTTTACGCCTAATGGTGCACGAAGGGCTGTTTCTAAAATGTAATTGAATGATGGGTCACGCTGTTCGCAGAACCTGCTGTCAAGGTATACCGTGTGGGTTTGTATTGGAGTGTTTTGGATATACGACATCTTATATTATAATAGGACATTATTTAAAACTCGTTACTGCGTGTTTCTTCAATGGGTCTCCTGACTTTATCTTATAGGGTTTCACCTTGCCGATTGCCTTTTGTAACAACGAAGAAGAAACAACATCTCCCAAGATGTGGTGGTGTGTAACTTTACTTTTAATTTCCTTCTTGTCATCTTTGCTTAAACCACTTCTCAATTCGTTATGGAAGTTGGGTGTGTATCCAGTATTAAAAAAGTCAGCTTGTTTTGTCGCTGACCTAATGCCTTTGGATTTCGCCATCATATGTGTTCCTATTGAACCTCCGAGTGAATGACCCACAATATACTTGTCACCCTCTGGGTTATTCCTATATATTTCCTTCACCTGATTCGTGCGACGCTTAAACTGCTTATCCGTGCCGCCAAGACCAACACCCAATTTAAAATCGCTGACGAGGTCTTTAAACATATTTGGATCAGTTCCCTTAATGCTTACATGGTGCGACCCATCGCTTATTCTCTTATAGTGTGCGACACCACGATTAAGTTTCTCCAATTCATAATCACTTCCTTTCAGCTGTTCCCTGACGTATGCCGCAGGGTCTTTCTCGGTCTTCACGCTATAATGAAGACGTGCGAGGTCTACTGGTTCAATCTTTTTCGGTCCTTCCGCCATTATATTATATATAGAGATTATATAATGGATTATCAAGTTACAATTATTGTTCCTACATACAACCGCAAAGCGTTCTCTCAACTTCTTCTACATAACATAAACTCTCAAAGTTACAAATCTATCAAGGAGGTTCTCGTCGCCGATGATGGAGATGAACCGCTGGATATGACTGGGTGTAAGTATCCAGTTAAATATTTCAAGATGAACCGCATATCGCTCGGTGTCAAGCGGAACTTCTTAAAGAATTGCGTGAAGTCAGGATATGTCGCATGTTTCGATACGGACGATTTTTATCACCCCAACCATATTGAGAATGCAATGACTGAACTTGCTATGGCTGGAAAGTCGGTTGCTGGGTCTGCTGATATGTTAATCTATAATAGAGAGAAGGGTTGCTTCCGTCAGTGCTGTATGTGGATTGATTTCCTAAATGAGGCAACACTCGTTTTTAAATCTTCCTATAAGGGGCAGTTCGGTTCAGGTGGTTCATCAGAAGGTGTAACTTTTTTAAAAGATTATATCGGAGAAATTGTTGAGTTGAAGATTGATGATGTGATGGTATGTGTCGCTCACAAAACAAACACAGTTACAAAAGATAAATGGTTAGACGAGAAATATGTAACTTCATTTGAAATCCTAAACCCTTATAGGCATCATTTAGAAAAATTATCTCACGTAATAATATAATGTCTGCCCCAAATCTTACGCCGAGTTCATTTAACAACCACAACCAGCCAAGCGTCCCATCTCACGCAATATTCGCTATACCACCAGGGACACAGGCACACATTCCCCCTGGAAAGTTTTTGCAGATAGACCAGGAGATATACGGCACAGGTCGTGATGATGCCCCTGTTCCTTTCGGTGGTTTCCCACAGCAGGGAGCAAAGATAATGCCTTATTCGCTCACTCATGACAGCGGCGATCTCGTCCCAGCAAATCCAGAGCAAGGGTTCGGACTGGTTCAGAACTACGGTTCATACATCTACCAGAACAGACCCACCGCACCAGGAGGCGGCGTTGACGCTCACAATATCCGTTATGCCTAAATCATTCATATTTTATCGCCATATATAATATATGAATTGGACGGAAGATTACGAACAAATCCTGGAATCATTACGTCTTAATGCCGTGTATATGTCACGTTCCCATAAGAAAAAATATTTTAGATTTAAGCAGATGTCAAATTACTTTCGTGTGCCTACCATCATTCTATCTGCCCTCGCTTCCGTTGCGTCGGTGGGGTTACAAGCGTATATCAGTCAACAACATATCAGCGGCATCACCTGTCTTGTAACTATGATTATAGGGATACTCAACTCAATTGAACTTTATCTCAAACTGCAAGAGGCGATTGAATTGGAGTTGGATAAATCTAAAAAATGGTACGAGTTGGCGTCAGGGATATATAAGGTTCTCAATTTACACCCAGACCATAGGGAGGGATTACCGCATGATGTCCTCAAACAATTCTATAATGAATATATCCTATTGTTCCAAGAGAGTTCATTATCAGCCGTGAATTATAGCGATAAATTGCTCGTGAAGAAATTGGGAAATGATGTTGTAACTATTCCGCCGTCGTCGTCTGCTGGGTCGTCGTCGTCATCTATCAATTCAAATGACGGCGATGTGTCACCGCTGGTTCGGCGAGATCAAATATTAGAGGAACAACTTTAAATAAATACTGGTTGGGGGCGTGGCTTGGCGACTGCTTTTGCTGCCGCTTTGGGTTTCGGTGCTGGTTTCTCCTCTGGTGGTGGAGCGTGATAATGATGGACTTCCTTTACTGCCGCAGGTTCAGCGACTTTCATCTTTACCTTTTCCAAGAGTGCTTCACGCTCTTCTTTCTTCTTCTTGAAATTGGCGGCACGTGTTGCTCTGCCTTTGGCGAGTTGGGCGACGAGACGCTCCTTGGTCTTGGGCGATACTGTCCGCTTGGGTTTCTTGACTGGGATTGGGTCACCTCCCATGTGTGGGGGCAGTTCCTCAACTTCCTCTATGGTGACCTTCTTGCGAGATTTCTTGACTGGTTCAGGCACTGGTTCACCTTTCTCCTCTGCGACCTTCTTGGCGATGGTCTTCTTTCCCCTGCCCCTCATAGGGATAGTGTCGGCGATCTGTTCCTTTAACATGTCTTCGGCGACACGCTCTGGCGTCTTCCGAGCATTCTTGCGACCTGCTTTACCGCCTTTCTTTTTCGGTTCTTGTACTGGTGGTGGTGCTACAATCTCCTCCTCTTCGCTGCTGCTGTCACTGACCGATTCATTATCGCTGATTACGAGTTCCGCCATCTATACTTTATATATAGAAAAAAATTATCTCTATATAACTTATATGGCGATGCAAAAAACGAATGCGATTGTAAAAGAAGTTTGTGTTGACGATATTCTTAAAGATGATGCCGATAAGGGAAAATGGATTGAACTGGAAGAGGATTCACTCCACGATATGTTTGCTTGTCTTGCGAACCTGAATGAGGCAGATGCCGATGCCGCTTGTCTCGACGACCGCTATAACTTTGAAGCCTATGGTGCTGACTATTATGCCGAGAAGTTCCCTGGGTTTGATGACTTGGTATACGAGATACTTGCGAGGGAACATAAGGCGTTGAATGCTGACCCTGTGACCGAGAACCCAGAGGAATACCAGTGATTAAATGAAGATTAAATCTTTTTCCAATTCCATTTTGTAACAATAGTAGAAACACCCAAACGGCGGCGTGTACCCACGCTTTGGATTGGTGAGGTGGGTGAAGGTCATTCTCTTATCAGGAATTATAACTTGAAGAGAGTTACAAAAGAGACGCTGAAACCAGCGACACAATAGGAGGTTGGAACGTGCTATA